CTTTGACCGAAGTCCCTGAAGGATCTCTCTCGTTAACATCAATAATTTTATAGTCTTCCATTATAACTCTCCCATTTTGGTTAAAAAGTCAGTAAGGATATACATAGTGATATCCATTGATGCTTCATAGCATTTACTATCTGTCATGCACTTGTCTAAGTTTTTAACATTGTTTGGATGGGCCATAAGTGTATTATACCCAAATGATGCAGTAATACATGTCTTAGCAGTATCACATGCGATCATGTCCTGTTTTGCCTGCACTATCTTACTAGTAAAGTCACCTAGGCTATTAGCCTGAGCATTAAAGGATACAAGTATGCCTAAAGTTAATAATAACCCTTTCATTATAGTTCTCCTAGTAATAATATAGCTGGCACAAACGGAAGAGCTAGTGCAACCCATTTGTAAAAATTGTAATGCTTTGTGATATGAGTCCAAATAATAACTAGATAAAACATACTAGCAAATATTCCTGCAACCACCGCCATTAAAAATAATGGACTAAGTGCGATACCTTCTCCTAAACCCATCTTATGCACTCCAGTAAGTTTCAGAACTTGCAGACAAATAGTAAGGAGTGTTAATTGACTCCTTAAAAGTCTCGCCAGTCATTACGTTACGCTTCTCAACCATAGGCTCGATCAGCTTATACTCGCTGTAGTCCATTACTCTATAGTTAGCCTTGTCAGCAACATGAGTTCTACCAAGCTCTTTATCAGTAGCATCTCTGAATGTATTGTACATTGGAGCTGTGTACTCAGCGTCACCATTAGCAACAACTTCAGCAACTTGTTCAATTGCTTTGGTATAATGCTTAATAGTTCTGGTAATACCAGCTTTAGCCGCCGCCGCTGTAGCATACACGTTGTCTGATTGACGTCTGCTAGGCTCAGTTGCTATTGAATTGTTTTTCTTATTTACTATTACGAACATATTTCTCTTTCCTTATTTGCTTAATATATACATATTATACCGGTTTTCCTGGTAGAAGTCAACCTTTTTCTACCAGAAATAGTGAATTAATCCAGTCTAGACCCAACATACACTGGTACATCTGGAAGATGTTGCTTAATTACATCAACATAAGCCTGACATCCTGCCTCTTTGGCACTCATGTCCTGTGTATAGTTATTTGATGGGTTCCACAGTTGGAAGCCTCCGCTGTATGACTTCTTAAAGCCTGCTACGTTAATAAACGACTTACCAACTTTGGTGTTGCCTTTAACGAACGTATCAACCCAAGCAAAGCCACAGTTAAATGGATGCTCTCCATTAGTGTCAATGTATTGCTGAGTTGCCTTAGTTGCGGCTTCAACAGCTTCTTGATGAATTTCAAATGTAATCATTATTTTACCCTCACTAGGTATGCAGGCTTAGACGGATCAAGTATTAGATCCTCATTGGTCACTGGCAGTACACCGTCAAACCTGTCCCAGTTTGGGTATTCGTCCTGTAGTCTATCAGCGAGTGTTATCTCACCTAGGAAACAATCTGCTAGGTAGTTGAACTGATCAACATAGTCCAAGTTGCGGCTATCAACGCCTTCACTTAGCATGTCGATATAGTCTTGCCCTAGGTCCATATGCATGTCAGCATCAACGAAGTTCCAGTTGATTTCACCTTCTTGTGTACCCATATGGATATTATCCACGTTAGTGACTGCTTTGTTGAACGCTCTTGCTACTGGGGTATCAATTATAACCATTTTTCTCTTTCCTTTATTGTTTAATATGTATATATTATACCGGTTTTTCTGGTAGAAGTCAACCGATTTCTCACCTAATTAGTCCTTTTTTTGGTTAAATACAGTTAATAACCCGGAGAAATACCCAGATGAGCGATACATTAGTACTAAATGCTGATGGACAACCCTATAGCATTTTGCCTCTGAGCACAATATCATGGCAAGAGAGCATCAAATACCTCATATTAGAAAAGGTTCATGTACTTGAATGGTATGATGATTGGTTGGTGAGCAGTCCTAGTTGGGAGACACGGGTACCAGCAGTTGTGATGATAAAGAAGTACGTTAAGAAGACGTCTAAGGTACGCTTTAGCAAGTATAATGTCATGCTAAGGGATAAATTCAAGTGTCAGTACTGTTTTATAGACCTTAAACGGTCTACTGCCACAATGGATCATGTGCTACCCATAAGCAAGGGCGGACCAACTAACTTTGATAATGTAGTCACATCATGTCAGCCGTGCAACACTTCAAAAGGCAATGACTTATTGCCTGTGCCCAAGCACGAACCTGTGGAGCCTAATTACTTTCAATTGGTTAAGAATAGGGAAGTGTTAGAGCATCAGCTCAAACATCAGAGCTGGTCTAAATTTATATAACGTGAGAACTCTTTAGCAACATGTCTGTTGGCAATAGGGCCATAATGCATTCCATCTCTGGCAAGATCCCAATCACAATCTTCAGTGTAACCCATTACACTTGGTGATGTTGGTATGTTATGTGTACATGTCCTAGCGATATAGTCTCTGGCATCAACAGTAGAGAACTGCTCTATTAACGGCACATCGTGTGCTTTGCACAAGGCAATAACTAACTCCCTTGCTTGCCAAAACTCATAGTAACCCTGTGCAATACTTTTCAGTAAGTGCGCCTTTGATGCTCTCTGTATTGCATGTCGATCATGAACATTTCCTTCAGGCACTTCCATATTTGGCGACCATTGCCACACAGGATGTCCAAAATCTGTGTTGCCGTCTAACATGAACTGTTCCTTTTTAGTGATGTCAGCCTCTCTAGGATCAAGCATTAATAACCGTCGGGTATGCGGAGGCCATAGCACACATAATACTTTAGGTATATAACCTTCCTCAAAGAATTGCTTAACAATCAATGCAACAACATCAGGCCCAATGCCGCCTACGCCCACGTTCCATTGCTCTAGTCCGAAGTTCTTTGCAAGTTTAAAACTCCAAGTCTCATCGTTCCGTATGCCAACACCATAGGTATGACTGCACCCTGCTGTCATTACAGCATCGTCTGTTGCGATCATGTCACCGCACCTCCAGCCTTGCTTGTTAACTGAGTACATCATTTCTTCGTCAGTGTAGTCGTTTAAGTTACGTGGAGACTCCGAAGTTTCGTAGTCAGGATGATCACTTGGCATGTACTGGAACTTATACCCTCGAGGTAACTTTTGAATCACGCCGTTGAAACTGCTATAAGGTTGCATCAACTGTGGTATCCCACGCTTTGCATTTCCTAGTGGTCTTAGGAAGTTGTAGTTTATGTTGCCCATGTGTATATTTAACCTTTAGTCTAAGTTTCTTGCAAATTTTTCGATATTGTCACCTACCATCTTAAGCCACATCGCATCGTCTTCGCTGTATAGATATAGATACTTCTTATCTAGGAAGTAGGGCCACGACATCTTGTCATGTAGTCTTAATAGTAGTTTGTTGTGGAGTCCTTCTGCCATCGGAAATTTATATACATCATACTCTTTGTTGAGTAAGTTGTTACCCAACTTGGTTAAACGCAAGCCTGTGCATGTTGTATCAGATATTTGAAGGTTCTTAAATAGCATATAACAAACGTCAAGGGTAGAGTATTGTGTCAATGAATCGTGCTTTGACATTAGTTTAACTGCTATCTTATGTTGTAATGTAGTATTAAACATTACTAACATCGGATTCAGTAATATACTCTCCGGATGTTAATTTAACTACTTGAAAGTCGTCTGTTCTAAAAGTTTTGTTTAACTTCTCAGCAAGATTGAACGCATGTCCACTGTTACTGAAACTAACTTTCTTGTACTTAGGTCCTGGGTAACTCACTAACTTGTTTAAAGTTCTCAAGTTAATAGGCTTACCGCAATAGAAAACACTGAATATTGCTTCAGCGGCAAGTATCTGATCCGCTTTGTATGTGTCTTTATGCACTGCTTCTAACAGTATGGTCGGTTTAGGTCTGCTCATAGTGTATAGTTCTCCTATACACTTATTTATCATAAAAACGTGTTTTAATGCTTCTTTAAAACACGCTTTAATGTTTACTTATTGGACTTGGTACTTCTGAAATTCAGTCCAGCCACCAATAGCTTCGCCGTCAATTCGTACTTGGGGGAATGTTCTTGCTGTGGGGAATTGCTCGAATAGTTCTTCTCTGCTAAAGTCTCTTTCTAACTTCTGGTATTCGAATGTATGAGTTGTTTCGTTTGTTACTTGTTGTGCCTTGTTTACTGCCAAGTCACAGAATGGGCAGTTGTCTTTGCCAAATATTTCTATATGCATTATTAATCCCTTGTTAAGTCTAGCACACCATTTCCTATCCAGTGTAATAAGTTGCTCTCATTACCTGCTAAATGCTCCGCTACTTTTTTATTATGTTCCAATATGTCGTTTGTTTCTTTTGAAAATATCTTGTCATGTAGTGCAACTTTATCAATATTATTTATCTGTAATAATATTTGTTCTAAGCGATATTGATCCGATAGATCATCATACGATTCATCAAATATGTGTGGGAATGTCTTAAAGCCTAACGAGTGTAAGTGGGCAAGTGTTCCTTTGTTGCCTGCTATAATGAACGGACGTTTATTATACATACACCGCCATGTTTTTTCTGTTATGAATATTGTATTCCACCAGTCGTAATCATCACGTTTAAACTTATCGTTATAGTAGAATGTTTCAGGAACTAAGTCAAAGTAAGTTGTGTCGAAAACATTATAAAACTCTGCACCTGGATCAAATATTGCACTGCTAGGTGGCACAACATCTTTTAATTCTATTGTCTTTGGTACTAAGTGTTCAAGTTCTGCACGAAGCGCCGACTCTTCAAACGCACCATGCCAACTCCATTCAATGTCATCTAGCAACTTATAATCACATAATGCATTTAATATGTCAACCCTGTGCTGTCTATGAGCTCTGCTAAGGAATGTGAACAGTTTGTCTAACGGCTTGTTCGCTTTATAGTTGCGTTCATAGTGCTTACTATAATCAGTTGTGAAGTCATGTACTACTCCGCACCACCTGTTAATAGTTATTACTGTTAGTTGCGGCTTTATGTTGTTATGGCTACACCAATCTGTATACAGTTGTTCCGAGTTTGCATTACCCCATACCAATGTTACCATGTTAATATCTGTATGGGATTCTTTACAACAGTTATGGATGTATGAGAAGATGTCTTCGGTATCTATTCCCTCACCTAATGACACTCCGCCCTCTGTGGGATGAAGTAAGTATATCTTCCCTTGTATATCTCTAAGTTTATTAATCAACCCATGATCAATTTCATCTTCACTATTTATGAAGTCAGCCAGCTCTATGACCGTTGCTCTATCCATTGTTGTTGTACCTTGTCCTTAATCTAAACCAGAATGCATAATTCTTGTTATCAAAACTAATGATAGCAGTTTTAACTCCATTCTCTACTTTGAATGTCCAACCATACTTGAAGCCTTTTTTCTCTGAGTCTTTGGCTATACGTTGTAGGACATGTGATGGGATACCAACTTCTCTCCACTGGTCGTCACCGCCAGTGTAAGGACCTGATGCATACTTTACTTCGTATGGATAGTGAGAATCATATCCAATATCTTGCTTGATGAACATTGCATCGCCAAACTGAGCATAGTTAGTCATTGAACTTGCCGCCTGAGTACACTACTGTCTCTGGCTCAGGGCTACTAAGATTATTAATATCTTTTATTACCCTAACTAGAAACTGTACATCAAACGATGTTTCAGTTTGTTCTTGCTCATTGAGTTGTGTAACTCTTGCAACAAATTTGTCTAAGTCTGACATTTTACAATTCAAAGAAGAAACTGGGAAGGATCTTTCCTAAATACACCATCAGTGGTATAAAGAAATACAATCCAATTAGTAGGCGCTCGACTCTCTTGGATTGCCTTACACCTTTCTCAGTCATGTCGTACATACTAACTCCTTACTTGTTTAATACTTTACGTTTAATTTTGTTTAACACTTTTAGTCTTTGCTTCAGTTCCATTTTAGTTTTAAACGGACCTTCGTAACCATATGTTATTAGTGTATTTAGCTTAGGGCAATTGCCGTGCTTCCAACCCTTTTCAAAGTTAATAGCATACCATCCTGCCGCATAGTAGACTGTGCTGTTCTCTGTCTTAGCAAACAACGGAATCTCTTCCATGTAGTCTGGGTGTGCTTGGTCAATTGGTACAGGATTAGGATAGTCAACTGCAAAGCCTTTGATATAGAATGTACCTGGCTGTGTGATGTCAAGTTCAGTCTCTTGATCAAAAACAAACTTGTTCTTGAACGCTTCTTGTACTGCCTCTTGGTCTTCAAACAGAATAGTCTCAGTCTTATCTAAGTAAGTGTACTTGTCCTGAATTGTTTTATGTAGGATGCCTACATGCTTTTCATTATCGTTTACAATCCAAGCGTCTTCACTTATCTTTTGTAATTTAATTTGCTCTTTGAACTTAATCATTTTCTTCTCCATTTTTAATAACTTCACGCTCTGATGCAGGTGCACCAAATTCACGTCTATAAACTACCTTGCCATTCCTTTCGTAAATGTACTTCTTAGGAACAGTAGGACTCTTAATTTCATTCATCATGTCATCAATGTCCTTATCTAGCTGGGCCATTTAACATCGCCGTATAGTTATTAGGGTTCTCACTCATACGCATCAAGTTGTGTTTTGCACAAAACTTCATGAAGTGTATGCCTACATTACGCATCTGTTCTGTCTGCGTCTGTTCTGCAATACGCTCTTTTACGAGTGCTTTAATATCATCAGGTTGTAACGTTAGATCAATTAGTATCTTGTTTCTTTCAAAACAATCACGTACTCTTTGCTCATCACCGTTATGGTCAACCCAACGTTGTAGCATAAAATTGTTATAGTTGTAGCCCGAAGTATTTCTATCTTCGTATGCTTCTAATATACCAGTCTTATTCTTGCTACCTTTTGTTCTAGCACCAGGGTAGGCACTAAACACATTGTCTGCGGAGTCGCCTCTGACGCACTTCTCAAACAATATATACTCTGGATCAGGCAATGCCTTCTCCGCTTTTGTCTTTTTATCAATAACTCGCTTGCCAGTCTTAGCATCAACAAAGCCTTCAAGGGATACTAGTTGATCCAATGTGCCGTTGTACTGTTGCACGTTAGGTGCCATTAGCTGATAGAAGTCACTGTCTGTGCTAACAATCATATGCTCGTCTTCTGGATGATCTTGTATCCATACAGCAATCATGTCATCAGCTTCTGCTCTCTCGCAACGGATAACACTACAGTTAGTCTTCTCTGCAAAGAACTTGCACATGTCATCATATGCTTCAAAGTATAACTCATCGTCTTCTACTTCACGTGGACTACGCTGATTCTGTGTTACCTTTCTGTTCTTCTTGTAAGGCTCATAGAAGTCCTTACGCCATGAACGACCTTCTAAACATAATACAATATGATCAGCATCAAACTCTCTGTGACACTTTGCAAGGCTGTTAAACATAATATGCATAGCCATGCCAATCTTAGTGTCAATGTCTGCACCTCTGCCGCCAACGTGTTTAGCTCTAAAGAACATGTTGAGACTGTCTACTAGTAAATACTTCATTTAGTTTCCTCTAAAACCTTCTTCAATAATTGCATCAAACGGACTGTCTTCTGTCCATTGCTTACTGTATATTTTACGCGATTCTGCCGCATTTGTCAAGTCTTTTAGGATATCAATATTCATGGTCTTAAATGACTTCAACAGTGATAGTAGTTCATCATCGCTTAGATCCTTGATAAATGATGTTATGCTAGGTCCGATGTGTGAGTTAACTAGCACTGCTAACTTGTGCTTTGCCACCTCGTCAACTGTGTTTGTTCCATTATCCATTGTTCTTCTCTACTGGAGTTGACATCTTAATAACATCGTTACCATCCATTTCTTCCATACCAAAGTCAGTATCTTCCATCTCCTGGAGTAGTACAGTCCTGCAGATATCATTGAACCATTTGTTAACGACATCCTCATCACTCTTACCAACATAACCTTTCTCTTGTAGTAAGGAAACAAACTGCTCGTTCCAATCAAGTTCCATGTAACCTTGCTTAACATCTTCTGGGTTCACTTCCATCTTCTTTACTTCAACCCAAGGCTTCTTCAATGCCGCCGCAACCATCTTGTCATGCTCGCTAGATGTAATCTCTTCTGCTTTTAGTAACACTGCCGCTTCTGCAACAGCTCTATCTTCATCAGTTTCTAACCCTAGGTGAGATAAAGCAACCTTTCTTTCAAGTCCTTCTAACTCATACTCGATCTTTGCTCTGTCGAATGCTTCACCCTTAAGGCCCCAACTACCTGGTAGCCAACTAAACGGTATTAATTTCTTACTCGTCATTATCTTTCTCCTTTAATTTTTGATGATAGGCTAAACTACATTCAGCCCCACAAAATTTGTGTGTTTTATCCATTGTGTGGTATATTACGTTAAAAACAACTGCTCCACATACATCACAATACATCATATTACTTACCTATTGCATTTCCGTAGATATGAACATGCACTCTACTTGTATAATTATAGCCACGTTGTATTGCCTCATCGGCTATTGTGGCTTCTGTTTGTACCAGCCCTTCAAACGTTCCACCTACACCCATAACCCATACAGGGAAATTACATCCTGCATCTCTGAATGCTTTAGTGTGTTCTTCTACTTCTTTCCAACTCTCTTCAGTACCATTCACTACAAACTTTAACTGTCCACGCGGTGATACTTCTGCATACCTGCCAACTACTTCTGGCTTAATTGCTTTAGAGTTCTTCTCTCCAGCAGTTGCCCAAAGTTTAGGACTAATGCTCCAGTACCACTCTTTACCTTCGCACCTAGTGTAGCAACGTTGAATGTAATCAGCAAACTCATCTGTAATAGCTCTAGTGCCATTTGTTTCTACTGTAACATAGTTAGGCATGTTATCTCTTTTAGCAAACTCATCTAACACACCAATCATACCTGGCTGTGTGTTTTTAAGCATAGGCTCGCCACCTGTAAACACCATGTGTGTCTCATTTAATGTTGCAGGGTGAATAAAGTTACCGTGCGGTAGAAGGGCTGTAAGTTCGTCTACTGCCTCCTCTACCGTCTTATCGGTAATAAGGTGCTTGTAGCGTTTGCTCCAAGTGTAACTACTGTCACATCCCTTATCAAAAACAGGTAAATCAAACACGTTGTCGATGTTTGTTATATCAATTGTTTCGTACGGTAACTCATATGTACTAGAGTCTGTTGGATCTGTTTGTCCAAATCCGTTACATTGCAGATTACATAAGAAGAATCTCATCCATAGACTTGGAACGCCAACATAAGAACCTTCGCCCTGTGCTGAGTAAAACGTTTCGCTATATTTGAGAGTCATTGTCACCTCGTCTCTCAATAAACTCTGCATAATCTAAGTCGTCTTTAGTTGTTTCAAAATCGTTAATTACGTCTGGCACTGCTATTTGCATTGCTTCATTTACTAACAAGTGAATAGGATCTGTTAGCACTTCGTTGTTCTCAAACATCTCAATGTTCTCCAACGTACAGATTCTTAGTCCTTGATTCATTAACTTGGCAAAGTCTCTTACTTCAGCATACTCTCTATGCCCTACACTCAATAACTTCAAGTATACAGTTTGGTGTAAGTTAACTACCTCTATCACTATCTCATCAGTAGTGCCCGTGTTCTGCACATCCAATAAGTGTTCTTGTTCCGCTTGAGGAATTTGTGTATGCTCTGCATAAAAATGCACACTCTCAAATATATCTTCCTCTGTTAGTTTAGGGAAGATACCTTGTAGCATTTCAATAGTTCTGCCTTGTCCGATCTTATTACAGATGGCATCAACTGGCACTAACCCGTTAGACGTTACAAACGAGTTTCTTCTCTTTTCAATCATGCACTTACTCCTAGCGGTTTATTTAATATGAGCTGGCTGGGCCATACTCTCTTACTGTTCTCTATGACATGTGTAAACAACTTAACGTGTGCTTCGATCATGTCGTCTCTATCCATGTATGCATTGCATAAATTAGGACCTTCTGCCCTAGCATTAAATACAGTAGTAATAGCATTGAACATAACGTTGTCGCTTCTGTACTGCTTACTACCTGACCAGTCCTCTGGTTCAATCAATGCACACATATCTATCATGTTAATAATGTATTTTACACTATTTCGGTCCCACTTGTCAAGAAATATTTCAGAAAGTTTGGCTTGCCCGTGTACTTCATTCTTTATACCATCTTGCATTGTGTACTTGTTATTTAGGCAAAAGTCCACATCATCAGCCAATTTCAGCGTGTCTAATATGCTCTGTGAGTCGTTTAAGTCTGTACCGGCTACTGTTATGTCCCATCCTTTCTGTATAAAAGCATCCTTTAGAGCCATATTCAACGGCGTTGTATCGTCTATCATTAGTATTTTCATAAGGATCCTTCCATCTGTGATATCTCATATGGGCCATATTCTTTGCGTCCTGGGTTATCAAACACTGCCTCGCGAGGCCATATGGTTTCTTTATTGTCTATAAACATAACCAGTTGTTGTCCATAGTCTTCTACTTCACCTCTAATAAAGAAGTCGGGCCATATGTCAGCCATAGGTGTGTCAAACATTCCCATGCTGAAGTCACATATATTAGGCCCTAGTCCTATATAGGTCTTAATTAATGTAGTACAATCCATCTTGTCTAGTCTATATGTTTTAACTTGTTTACTTTTTTGCATGTTCTTGTATACAATCTTACTGCCCGAGTGTAAGATATACTTATCAGTCCTACCTTTCCAAGCATCACAAAACTGTTTTAATAAATTAAGTTGTCCGTTTTCACCTCGTTTCCAATGCTCAGGGATATCATCAAACTCAATATTTTGCATTCTACCGTATGCATTGTTAAAAAATAAGTCGGCATCTAAGTTCTCTAGCAATATAGTATCTCTAACATCTGGATCGTTAATATCATATCCTGTACTACGCGAATAACCATTTACTGTATGTCCTTGGGCAACCATGGCATCACTTACATACTCGCCTAGTCCTGTTTTGTGACCTGTTATTACTATCTTCATTCTATCCCAAAGTCCTTAATGAATTTTGCTCGATTTTCGTCTTGGTCTGGTAAGTCAACGTATATCTCGTCTACCCAAATTGATTCTCTATCTTCTAATATGTTAATAACATAGTCACCGAAGTCGCTCATGTCTGCTCGGTCAAGTTGTGTTATATAGTCGCTAGTGATACTGTCACCTAGTAAATGTGTTCTAGCCTCATCCGCAGGCTTTACATAGAATCCCATGTTGAAGTTACATACGTTAGGACCATTCGGTTTCGTCTTCTTCCACGCCTTTATTATCTTTGTATGACGTTGTTTATCTAAGGAATACTTCTTTAATCGTAAGTCTCGTTGCGGTGTCTTTAAACCAGCAGTACTTCCAATTGACATGATGTATTTGTTTGTGCCTGCCCAAGCATCTAGGAATAACTTTAGCAGTTCGTTCTGACCACATGTTCTTTCATACACATTTAGCTCGTAAGCATTGTTGACTAGCACATCATAGTTGCTGTATTGTTCTACTAACCAATCTCTATCTTCTGGGACAGAAACATTCCATGGTGTGCTGTCTAATATGTCAACGCCTTTAACTGTGTGTCCACTAGCAATGCAGGCGTTGTATATGTACTTACCGATGCCACTTAAATGTCCGGTTACAAGTACCTTAGCCATTACACTTATTTACTTCCTGCAAATGAGTGCTGGAGTTTAATGTTATCCATAAACTCTTGTTGTACCTTTGCTTCTGCCTTGAACGCACCTTTAAGTACTGTAGTCTGTGTCAAACTACTCGTAGCCATAATGCCTCTATTTTCACAACAACCGTGTGTGGCTTGTATATAGACGCCTACGTCCTTACTACCAGTGGCACTCATAATCTCTTTAGCAATGTCATTACATAGTTCTTCTTGTAACGTACCACGCCTAGCACACCACTGTGCGATTCGTGTGTACTTGCTTAACCCAATTAGTGTGTCAGCGGCAATGATACCAATGTATGCAACGCCTGATACTGGCTGGTGATGATGTGAGCAAACACTTTTAAGTTCACTACGCACTACTAACATGCCTTCGTATCTATCTTCTGTTACGTTAGGAAATGCTGTAGCATTAGGCATAGCTTCGTACCTGCCTACCATTAGTTCTTTGATATACATCTTCGCAAGACGTCTACCTGTATCCTGACTGTTAGGATCGTTCTCAATATCAATAACAAGTCCTTCTAGTACTGCTTCAAACTTAGGCGTTAGCTCTTCGATGAGTGCTTCTTTATCGCCGTCTTCTAGATACTTACTAATGTTACTACCAGCCCAAAACTTTCCGCCATCAGCTTTGATACGTTGTTTTATTTGGTCACTCTTACTCATATGCTATTCCTTGTGTGCTTGTCTTAATTCAATTATGTGTGCTAGAGAATCTATCTCGTCTTTAAGTCTTAACTTATGCTTCTTCTCTGCAATGTACTCATCACTATTTAGGCGGTGCTTGTAATCTTCAGTGACTTTCTTGTCCAAAAGTGCATGCCGTTCTTTTAATACTTCTAAATGATTAGTTAGGCTTAATAATGTACTCATTGTCTTCTCCTAGGATTCCTGTCTCCCAATTTTCTACTACATCCTTTGCGTAATGGTAGCTCTTAGTAGAGGTATCTACCAAACCAAAGTATACTTTATCTTTATATAATTTAACTTTATACTTTACATCAGGTCCTGCCGATCCGTTATCGTTGTAAGGTACTGCTTTAATTTCTGCTGACTTCACTTCATGTTCTCCTGTATATCCACCGCACATTATTTCCACCACTCCTCAAACGGAAACACAACCCATTTGTCTGTGTCCGGTGTTATTTCTACGGCATAGTAATCCACATCCTCAAACGAAGATGTAGTCTTGTTAATGAGTGTTGCAGTTTTAATATCTGCAAAGTAGTCTGGCTTATCCATAGCATTAGTGATACCAAGTAACGTTGTACCTGTATCGTTTATGTCGTCAACTAATAGTATGTTGCTAGAATGTTTCTCTGTGATCTTGTCTACTGCTTGATGATCCTTGCTACCTGCTTCACCCCTAGTTTGCCACTGTAAAGGTATAAACGGTACATTGTAATAATGACTGAGCATTACTCCCATCTGTAAACCACCTCTATTAGGACCAACAATAACATCAGGTTTCCAGTTGCTCAATGCCATCTGTCTAGTAATATCTAACAGATACTGCTTGAACATTGTGTCTGTAACGTATAGTTTATCTGTATCTTGCATGTTGTTATTATACCTTGTAATGGTTACAAAGTCAAGCAATTATAAAAATTTCTTTAACTTTGTTTTCTGCCATCTAATCTCATCAGCAACAATATCTGATATTGTTAACTCTGGAGACCAGCCTAATATCTTCTCTGCAACTGTAATATCTGCATGAGTTTGTACCATGTCACCGAGCCTACTTTGTGTTACTAATGTGTGTATTGGCTTTTCTAACTGTGTTTCAACTTCCTTAATAAGCTCTAGTAAGCTCACAGGATTGTTGTTACCAATATTAATTGTACCACTAAGACTTGTGTCTAGCATGAAGTATCCTGTGTTATGGAATGCTTTAGCAACATCAACTACGTGAGTATAGTCTCTAACAGGTGTGCCGTCAGGTGTTGCATAGTCGTTCCCGTTGATTGTAAATGTTTCGCCTAACAATGCCTTTTGTACTAGGATTGGTAGGACATGCTTCAACGGATCTTTCTGATAACCAAACTTACCATTGTTACTTCCTGCTACATTAAATAGTCTCAGGTTAGTATAGTTAATGCCATACGTTCTAGCATAGTCTTCGATAATCTTCTCACACATTACCTTTGTTCTGCCATATGGATTAATTGGTGAAGTTGGGTCTGTCTCTTTAAAGGACCCGTCTTCATGTATACTTGTACCGTATACACTACTGCTTGATGCAAATATAAAGTTCTTAATGCCTGCATCGACACAGTTGTTTAACAAACTAAGAGTGGCGCCAACATTGTCTGTGTATGTAACTCTAGTATTAACTAGACTGTCCGGTACACTATTGTTAGCCGCAATATGAATAACGATATCAGGCTTAATTAGTTTAAGTATGCCTTGCACTTGTTTGTTGTCAACTTCGAACGGATATTGTGTTACGCCATCCATTTCTCTTTTACGCTTGTCAATGTTAATTACATTCCAGCCGCTGTCAACGAACGTCTTGCAAACATTACTTCCTATGAAGCCACTGCCACCAGTGACCACTACTGATCTTATATCTTTACTCATAATTTCTTACCTCGAATTATATCGTATAAGGCTGTCCCACCAAAGAATTCATTCTTTAATGTCTCTGCCTGTTCTACTATTTTCTCACTGTTATCAAAGTCAAACAACATCATTTTAATGTATTCGACTAACCTGTCTTTGTGTACCATATATGAGTCCCAGTCCTCTGTCCACTCACTTGGATACTTAAATGCTTCGTCATACATTTCTGTGTAACTTAACCTATTAGGAACAATCGGTGCCGCACCTACTAATGCTCCTTCGTAGCAACTTATGCCTAGTGTCTCTTGTTGATTAGCACTAAACACAATCTTACTTCTACTCAATAACATATGGTACTCGTCTTTTGTTAGTTGCCTTTCTTGTGCAACAACGAACTCCGCCGATGGTATTGATTCACCTAAGTCTTTAAATATTTCTACTTGCTTCTCAGGTGCTACTCTGTGTGGGAATAAAACCATAGGGATCTTATTGGCTGGAATATTATATGTGAACAATACGTCCTCCATATACTCCATGGGCCAACCCACCCTATGTATCTTACTCGTATCTGCGTTTGGAAACGCATCCATAAACATATCAATATGGAAGTCTGTGGCAAAGAAGTTATGATCGAATGTCTCGAACATACTCTCCTCTGCAAGCCTAACCCACTTAGCATCGCCAATTAGTCTACCTAAAAAGTCTGCTGGGTCATACGAACCTGCATGCCACATACCACCAATTTGAATGTTAACGCCTAGCAACTCTGCCATATATTTTAGTTGAAGAACTGTCGGGTTCCAAGCATCAGTATACAAGAAGTAATCGCCCTCTTGTACTGTGCCGTTAGCAAACATTTGACTAATAGTCTTTAACTGTTCGCTTTTCCAGTAGTTTGTTCCACTAAAGTTTAAGAAGGCACCCGGAGTTGTATCCTGCGGTGCATCTCCTGGTCCTGTAATGACCGTTACATCGAGCCCTGCTTCACGCATCTGCGTAGGAAGATGCTTCTTCCACTGAGCTGTGTATCGAGTTTCTACTGGTTCTAATTCAACTAAAAATACTTTCATTACATACCGTTCTTTTTGTCTTGAATTTCAGCACGTCTAGCCTTAGATAGTTTACCTAATTCGCCTAATGCCTTTCTTGCTCTTGCGGCTGATGCCTTAACACCTTTAACTTCGAACTTCTCGCTCTCTGCTAGGTACTCTTCCATCATTGCCTTGATTTGTAAATGTACTTCTGTCATTCTATTCTCCATATTGTTGTATATTTGCCATAGTATCCACTGGATACTCTATTTCGCAACCGTTTTCGTTATCTTCGGCTACTGAAATCTTTATGTAACGACCTGGATACTTGTTCTGTATCTCTGCCGCCAAGTCTTCTGCAATCATCTCACAGGACTTGTAATCTAGTTGTAGCTCTGCACTTCCATACAGCTTCTCCAACCAACGTTTAAATTGTATAAACTCAATGTCTCTATCATCATGGAACACTTCGATCCACACTTTAAAGTGAAACGTGTGTCTATGCGGATAGCCTAGGAAACTAACGTCATACTCGTCGCCAGTTGCTAGGTTAGGATCAGTTAGTGCCGCAGGATACTTATGTATACCTTCTTTGCTAAATGTTACCCAAATACTTCTCATTTTCTTATCCTGTTAAATTAAAGTGTAGCAACACGAATGCCACTACACTTAGTCTTCTTTATTACACTATATTAGACGCTTGTGGTCCTTTGTCGCCTTCTATAATGTCGTAAGTAACGGATTGATTCTCATCAAGAGTTTTAAATCCATCGCCTTGGATCGCTGTGTGATGTGCGAACACATCTTTACTGCCATCTTCAGGGGTAATAAATCCAAACCCTTTTGTTGCATCAAACCATTTTACTGTACCATTTGCCATTTTCTTTCTCTCTATTGTGAAGTCTTACCTTCGGTTATTAATTCTAAAGGTAAATCCTTCAAAATATTATGAGGATTTATATCCTCGTAATTCTGTTTCATAAGAACAAGTCCTTGTCTTTAAGAGCTTCTGCTCTTGTTGTTCCCATTTCTTTTAGTGCTTCGTCTATGTCAAAGTCATAGTACGCACCTGTTAATTTTCTTAAATAGTTACGCTCAGAGATCATAACGGAACTTTCCCATGCCATCCAGCCCATGGCTAGTAACACTGCAATCCCGAATATAAATCCTAATAACTCAATCATCGTAGTCGTTCTGCATATCTATCAGACGCTCCTTGAATTCTGTTATTAACTCGATAACCTCTTCGATCTCTTGCATATCTTCTTTGGTATCGATTTCTACTTCTAATTTTATCTTCATATATATGTATTTTATAACATTTTGTTACGAATGTCAACCATTTTTTGTGATAACTTCAAACAAATGTTGTAGTTATGATTTAATATGTCCTGCACTTCATCCGAGTTTACCTTAGTATTGAAGTCTTCTATAGTAAAATTGTTTAGTTGTGCTAGAACGTGACCAAGCCTTTTATCATCGTTTAGTGTGTCATATTTTTCGTCAAACAACATAGGGAATGTTTTAAACCCTAATGCATGTAACTCTTTAAGTGTATTCTTATTACCTAAGATCATAAAAGGTCTCTTAGATAGTAATGCTCGCCATGTCTTTTCGGTAACGTATACTGTGTGCCAGTATTCAAAATCCGTATAGTACTCTACATCATGATAGTAAAACGTTTCTGCTATCAAGTCAAAGTATGTATTTCGTTGCATGTCAAGTAACTGTTCGCCAGGTGCATAGGCAGATGTGTCTGCTACTGGCTTACCTTCCCATTCAAAACCCTCTGCACTCTTAGGAATTAATGTGTGGAAGTGTTCGTTTAGATTGTAATGCCAATCGTTGAACCAAGTCCACTCGCACTTGTCAAGTAAACCGTTCTCGTAAATGTAGTTAAGACCGTCCTCTCTGTGCTTACGTTGTGCTGAGTTGAAGTAAGTAAACAGTTTAGTTGGGGTAACATCTGTTGTGTTAACTGCATCACTTCTAACTGACGGCAGTAACATGTTAAAGCAACCAACTGAACCAAAGCGTTCAACTGGATTATTCCAAAAACACCAGTCTTCGTATATCTTTTCAGCGTTTAGGTTGCCCCAGTGCAAATGTATACGAGCAGGTGGGAAGTCTGCTTTATCGCACTGTTTGTGTATAGCATCAATGAGTGTTATCTGTTCCTTAACCCATTTCTGATCAGGGTCCATAGATAAAAACATTCCACCTTCGTAACCGTTAGATATATGCACATCAATAGTATACAGCCGAACTGCGTGTAGTCTTGTGTGTAAATTATCTAGGTCGTAATCCGCATTAATTTCAATCAGCATCAGTCAATCACTTTATCGCCAACGTAATTGGACCAGTCAGTATAGTTACGTCTGTCCATTAAGTCATGTAAGTTGTGACACCATACACCTGAGTTAGTACCTTTAAATTCTCTGTCATCTAATTTAATAGTTGCATTGTAATTGAATTGTTTGACGTAAGGTAACCTAACAGCAATCATAGGTATGAACTTATCATACTCATTCCAGCCATTGTCATGGAACCATTCGTGATTAGCATAGCCACTGTCGAAGTCTAGTGTTACCCAAACGTCTGCTTTAATAAGCTCAGAGACAATATGATCCCACTCTTTCCATTCCTCAACATCATCGCCTGGTTGGAAACTATTAGCACAACCTAAGTAAGCATGGTCAATACCATTGTCTAAGCATCGCTGTAATATCTCTTTAGGGTTCTGTTTGCCAATAACAAACAATGTTTGCTTACCGAACAACGGAGTCTTCTCTACTTCTTCACCTATAAAAAACTTAGGATCTTCTCCAAAGTCATCTCTACCTTCTACTGTTGCCATGCTATTCTCCTTCTGTTTGTACAGCTACTACACTGTTGCCTTTGATAAACAAATAGTCTATCCCGTCAATCTTTAATCCTTCGCCATGTCCTTTAATGAACAGAACAACATCGCCTTCATTAAGACCAATTGGTTCTCTAACTCCCAAGCCGTTGTATGCACCCGGTCCCACTGACACGACTGTGCCTGAGATTGGTTTGTCTACTGCACCAGCTGAAAGTATAATACCTCCGCCAGTAACTGTTTCTGATTCTGTTTCAACAACGACAATGAAGTCGCCTTGTGCTTTTATTTTACCCATGTTATATAATTCCTTAGTATATCTTTACCGTTAATTCTGTTGTCGAATGCCTCTTTGGCATTGTCTCTATCGTAGCCTTCGCCCCATAGATGATTTACTTTAATTTTGCCTTTCTTAACTAACTGTTCTGCTTCTATCATACTATTAATGAAGTCAGGGTTCCTTGGACTAGGACATTTAATTGTAATGTTCTCCCACAGAAACTTGCTGAAGTCTAAGTTATCAACTACTTTCTCCGCACCAACAACATACGTTCCGTTTGTTTTAACATAACCGTTATGCATGTATTGTGGCTTACTAGACAAGTCAATGAAGGCATCGAAGCCTTGTTGCTTCTTGTGTACATCTAGGTGATGTCCACTATGACTAATAAAGTCTACATCGGTTGCCGTTTCCCAATAGTCTTTAAATCCTCTGCCATATACTGTGAAGTCTGAATAGCCATTATGTTTTAAGTAATCGTATATAACTCTTGCAAGAAAGCCTGAGCCAACAATAGCAATGCTCTTGCTCAAGTCTTTGTCCATAATACTCTTAGCAATGTTAATGCCACATGCAACTGGCTCTAATATATATCTAGGTGACGCTTGCGATACTTTAACGAAGCTACCTATTGGAGTGTTGTAGTAATCAGCAAACCCAGGCTCGCCTCTAGTAGCAACTATGTCGCCTACTTTAATACCACTGCTACTCACTCCGGTCTTAGAACCTAACTTGGTTACTTTACCAATACATTCATGTCCTTGTATTTCTTTAGGCAATGTAGTAAACGTGCCGTCATACATAGCAACATCACTACTACAAATGCCTGTGAGAATACTTTGTACTTCTATCTCATTTGCTTTAGGCTCAGGCTTGTCCCAGATAGTTTCAATAATATCTCTATTGCCTGTTGTGTGTAAGAGTTTAACCTTCATGATAAACCTCTAAGTGTTTGTGAATCCATGTGTCAATAGTCTTATGTGTGTCATAGTCTTCTATTTGACCTTTCTCAATCATCTCACCATATGCTTCTGCAGGACACAATCCAAAGTCCCACTTGTAGGAACTGTCAGTAGTCTGTACTACAATGCTCTGGTCATCAATACCTTCCTTCCAACTAGCACTTACTTCTACTATAACTTTATCGTTAAGTAACCACTTCTCTGTGGCATAGTCGCATACATCATATACGCCGTCAACATTAACAGCACCATAGTCTGATCCTGTTAAGTCTTCTAAGTTCCATTTCTGCATCATTAAATGATTAACTCTAGTAAAGTTTTCTATCTTACCAAAGTGTGTAAGCAGTTGACAATATAAGTGTGGGAATAAATCTAATGCAACTCCGCCCCACGATTGCTTTCTGTTTGTACTCCAATAGCCTGCGTTAGGAACTCTGTTCTTGTTCAGCCAGTTAACTTTGATGCTAGTAATATCATCGATAGTACCAACGTTGTCTAAGAATCCGTAAGTATCTCTGTACATATTATTCTTGCACATAATAAACTTAGTGTGTGGATGCTTGTCGCACAAAGCATTCCATTGATCCGCACTAGGCAAGCCAGGCTTCTCAATGAATACAACTTTAGTATAAGGTGCAATGCTGTCAGCAAAATATGTATGCAAAAAGTTAGGCACACATATCACTGCTACATCAAATACACCATTTACTGTGTCAATTGTTGTATGGTCTGCTGGGTTTGAATTGTCAACAGTTGTTACATCGTAACCAAGTTTCATTAACTCAGTTAGATATACATTGCCACCAATACCGCCTACGCCTATTAGTAATGCACGTTTTCCGTTATCGTTGACAAGTTTCACCATTACAAATTATCCACTAGGTTGTTTAATGCTGTCTCTTGAATAGCATCGAACTCGCCTTCGACTTGCTGTTCTACTTCTTCGTCAAAGAACAAACTGGAAGCACTTGCCTTAAACGCTGTGTCTGAATCCTTGTGCTTGTTATTGCTAACATCATCTAGGAAAGCATGAGCATCATCTAATAACTGGTGAGGATTGTCACTTGCGAATAACTCTTCCACAAACGTGTTAAACATTAGCAAGTTTCTAGGCGTGTATAAACTTTCTTGATTAAGCTTCTTGCCTTTCTTCTGCCAGTTTCTCCAATCCAACTTGTAGTTCTCGAACTCAATAGTTGCTAGGCTGTTTGCTTCTTGTACTGCTCTAATGTGCATATAAACATTGTGTGACATAAGCATACCATATGTAAAACTATCCCAAGAAGTTTTACCTTCCTTGTGGATCTTGTTTAACATGCCTGGAGCATACCAATTAACATCACCTGTTACAAGTCTACTACCAATCTCGCTCTCCCAAGGGAAAGGATTTTGTGATATGTTGCCTGGACTAAAGTGAGAGTTTGCTTTGTTATCAAAACATTTCTCCATGATGTAACTCATTTGCCCACTTGTAATCTTGTTCCTAGTATACACTAAGCCGTTAGCACTACTAATATAAGGACTAGCACAATCAAAACTAACAGTGATATTAGGATTAACATGCTCTCTAAGTTGTCGCTGTACACTTGTAAGCATTACTGCCCACTCTAGTTTACTTGTACCTAGGAAGTGAATCCAGTCTCTGTCTTGTAGTTTGTTATCATCACGTAAGATAATAATACGTTTCAGTGCCATGTGCATGTCGCGGATATTGTTACCACCCATGCCCCATCCTTCTGTGTCGTAGTCCTTAACTTTCTGATACCATTCTTCTGCATCGTCCCAATATGTTCCTTGCAGTACATTCAAGAACTTTGTCTTGCCTTGTCTGTGATCCATAAACCAATCTAAGTTGTATGCTGTACATTTCAAGCACTCATCGAAGTTCTGTAGTCCAGTCTTCTCTTTAAAGCCTGGCTTACATGCCCAACTAGGAACATCAAATGTCATACTCCAGTCCGCTGTATGTTCTAACCAGTTAAGGATCTTGCCCCTAACTTTGTCAGCATCACCTTTGTATCCAACGTCACCGGGCTTCTCAAAGAAGTTCTCCCAGTCAAACTTAATAACACCCTTACCAATCTGGAAGCCACCGGAGTCGCCTACAATAGTTGTGTTACTTCTGTCTCTATGCTGGATAATGTGTTCCATTACCTTGCTCTTCTCAACATCTAAGTAAGCATGACCGGCACTATAAAGTCCCTTGTTGTAATAGTAATATCCTTTCTCTTTATCGAGGAAGTTCATACCTTCAAAGCCATGCTCAAAGCCTTTAGGAATTCTGCCGTCTGGAATATAACCCTCAACACTATTACATCTACCAAGTAGCTCTGTCATAAAGCCACTGATAGCTGGGAGGAAAGTTGCGTAATCGCTGTGTTTAGAGGATAAATCTCTCATCTTAACTCCTTGCAGGTAATAAGTATGTAAACTTACTCATTCCACTATCAACAGATATCTGCAATAGTCCTTGATTATTAAAGCTCATGTCAACCATAGCACTGTTGCCTAGTCGTAGAATCTTTAACACGATATCCAAAGGCCAATTCCATTCAGTTGTAATCTCGCCCTCAACATTATTGTCAATAAGGATCTTAGTCCTGTCGCTACCTTGTCCACCAATGTAAAAATACAATGCTCCGCCTTCTGTCTTAGGCATAAAGTTTGGCTCATACGCTGATAAGGCACCAGTGAAGTATGCTAAGTTCTTCATAGGCTCAATGCCTGGATTGATTGTTACATCAAACTCTGCACCTTTAAACTTAATATCTTTAAGTTGCTGGTTGATAACATCTGACAACATAAATCTATAATGTGCATCTCCGCCTTCTTCACTAACAAATTGTACTTCAGTAGGAATCTGTTCGCCATTCCTTTCTTGCGTGTTAACTTGTACAGTTGCTCCGTCAGTATCATAGCCTGGATACTGTAAGAAACTTTTCAGTACACCCATTCTGCTTAAACCTACTGTTGCATCTGCAAAGTCTTCTACAGGATTGTTAGTTGTACCTTTAACAATAACTGTCTTGTCTGCGTCCACAGTCTCAATCTCAGTCTGTGTTGTCGTGCCTTTAATTTTGACCATTTCAAAAATGCCTAGGTCATGTGTATGCCTGATAACATCTTTTAGTGTGTCTTTAATGTAATTATTACTCATTATTTCCTCCATAAGAAACTTGTTTCATATATTATACTACTACTATTTAGATAAGTCAAGAAAAATATCATCTTTTTCTTCGATTAAAATTCAAAGAACGCATCCATTACTTCACTATTGTTAGCTCTGGATAAGTCCCAACCCATGACGCCTAATACATTGTGCATCTTCTTATCCAGCACAGCACCTTCCATTGCGTCTTCATCGAAAGGTAAGTCTTTGAACCACTGTGGCAAGTTTAATTCATCAGTTGGATATGAAATACTTGTATAGTTCATTGCATTGTTTTTAAGCCTACACACAACAACCTTAGCACCATCCATAATAGTCAGGCTGTAGTTATCGCTGTTAGCAAACTTCAAGTTATTGTAATTGATACTTGCTCTTACATGCCCAGGTATCATTTTGTTCTCAGGCTCTTCCTTCAGCTTCTCAAGTTTGTACAGACGCATGTTCTGTTCTGGACCTTTGATCTGCTTGTTATACTTCTTAGTGTACTTGGTAATGTTGTTAGCACGTTTGGGCATACCTTTCTTCCAAGGCTCCAACGACCTAAACATCTCCTTAAAGTCCTTAATCTTGTCAATAACGAAGCTCTCTTCTTTACCGTTGAGTGCATCAGTTAAGCACTCCTCAAGAAAGTCTTGTATGAATTCTGGAGTATCACTTCGTTTGATATCCATACCCATTACTTTTAGTTTGCCACCTTCTGGTTGCCACCCTTCAATGTCTAGGCACATAATAGCATAACGCTTCTTAGTGATAAACACACCTGACCTACCAACTACTTCCCTACCAGCTTTAATAATAGCACCGCGGTCTCTAGTAACACCAAAGTCTCTCATCATAAACTCAGGGAATGTATCTGATACCTTGTCACTGATCTGGTCATACAGTTTAACTGCTCCTTCCATATCTAGCTCCATACCTTCTGGTAAGGCAGGTGTTGCACTAAAGTATATCGAGTCAGTGTCACCATAGATAATTGTTTCGCCTGTATGATCATACTTTCCTGTGAGCATTTTATTAACCTCTGCTCCCATGTGGCGTGTGATCCGCCTGCCCGTTAATGTAGTACTTTGTCCGATACGTTTGTCAAAGAATCTACAACCTGGATTAAGAATAGCACCATACAAACTGTTCAAGTTAATCTTCTTAACTAACTGTCGCTTGTCAAAGAATGCAATCTCTTCTTTGCCTACTGCTTCTTTCTTCTTAGCCTGTAGCACTTGTCGTTCAGCATACCAACGCTCTAGTAATCCAGGCACAATGCCCTGCACATCTGTTTTAAACAGTGTACCGTTAGCACTAATGCTCCATGGCTGACCACTATCAAACACCAGTGTGTAAACATCAGCACCAGTAACCTCTACTGTGTTGCCGTCCTCCATGTCCAGTGTCATTACTTTGTCTACGTCTTTGGACATCACTAGTTCATATTCGTTAGTACCAAACTTGCCTAACCATGCATCAGCAAAGGAAGTCTTGTCTAGTTTCATTTTGCTGGCAATCTCATCATCAGTGTAGTCCAGTCTTATCTGTCCTACAATAGTTTCGTTAGCCATATTCAATGCACGGAACACACTAGGGTACAAGGAGTTAATATCCATACTGCCTACCCACTCGTGGAATCCTTTTTGTGGGAATGCCACGTGGGCACCAGCCGCCTGAGTGTTCTCTTTGTCTCTACCTTGTCTAGGTCTATCTGGAACTACCATGCCACGTCTGTGTGCTTCGTTAATGATTGCTTGTTCAGTAGTTGCCACAGCACCCATTGTAGTAAACAGTAGTACAGTGTTGTCATGTGCAATAGTATTAGCAAGGTCAATGAACTGTAACTTCTTATCCATGTTTGCAATCAACATAACGTCTTGTATGTTGTACTCCAAGAACTTAGCAAAGTCGTGATTGTAAAGTCTATCAAGTGATCCTTCGTATGCTACCTTCTTCTCACCTAGCTCTACTTCACCGATGAAGTCTAGTCTATAACTGTGTCGTTCCTCATAGTTAAACTTTCTATACAGTTGCATATAATCCAAATGTACACGACCAATAAGGTCATAACTTTGTCGCTCACTGCCGAAGTTATCATATGTTCTTGGCTTTGGGAATTGATCCCACAAACACATCTTACGAGTTTCTGCTTTACCTAGCACTTTAATGATTCTATTAACAGTGTAAGGAATATCATAGCCCTCACTGTTCCAGCCACTAATGATGTCTGCATCATCTATTAACTGTAAGAACACCTTGAGCATCTCTGCCTCATCTTTAAACAGAATCACTTCAGGCATGTGCTTTGCCATGCTTTCTGCTTGTTCCATGTTAAGTGTCTTAGGCGGAACTGCTAGACACACCATTGCGTCCATCCAATCCATGTACACACCGATAGCCGTGATAGGCATGAAGGCATCCTCTGGACTACTAAAACCTCTAGTAGGATCAAAGTCTACTTCAATATCGTAGAATGCTGTGTGTAGTTTAGGTTGCTCAACGCCTTCGTAATGTTTAGCAAGAGTTTTGTTTAGTGGCTTAATGTCAGACTCGAACAATCCATGCTGTCTATTAATAGCACAGTTCTTCTTAAAGTCTTTGTTGTTAGCACACTTAACCTCAGTTAGTGAATCACCGTACACACTTCTTGAAGTGCCTTTCGGGTCACTGTAATAGAAATTGTAAATAGGTTTGTGTGTGACTAAAACCCGTTTACTACCAACTCGCTCGGAGACATGAAGTATGTCTCGAGTACGGTCGTGCCATGCATCAACGTAACTCATTAACTGTCCTTCTTATAATTGATCTTTACCAACAGCGGCTAGGATAGTTTCAAGCTCATCGAACTTATCACTTTCTACACCGAAGCTAGCCTTGTGTGCTACCTTGATTGCTTTGTTTAGAATACCGGGTTTGATATCCATTTCTTCAGCGATTGCTTTAACAGTTTCTCTTAAACCTACTGTTAATGCGTCTACTTCATATAGTACTTGGTCGCCTTCTTGGATTACTCTTTTAAGTCTTGCAATTTCTTCTGAGTTGAATGTCTTATTAAATGCCATGATGTCCTCTGTGTCTGTGAAAAATATTTATGTACAAGCATGTATTATACATGCTTATTTAGGCAATGTCAATGATAAATACAACATAAGACACACTTTGTAGGAGAACACATGTCAGAAGTCGAAAAGAAGATTATACAGATCGAGTTAGAAGTAGATACAAAACAGGTTGATAGTAGCCAGAACCCATGGCAGAGATGGATTTGGCTTGCACAGACAGTTGATGCTTGGAGAATATTCCCTAGGGCATTCCTTAGTGTATACATATTTTTGTTATATTACTCGGTGATGTGGTTCATGGAACTAGAAAACCCAAGCCTAGAGCAGTCAGGTTTGATAAGTATTATTGTTGGTGCTGGAGCGGCATGGTTTGGATTGTACGCTGGCACAAGTAAAAATAAGGAATAACATGTTTGTAAAACACTTTGTAAGATTTAATACTAGAGAAGAATTAGACGATTACGATGTTATCGAGTTCTTCGATATCGTGCAGAGTGTTGTTCCTGCTAAACTTGTCACAGGATTAGACGTTGAAAACTCGGAGCGAGTTGAAGTTGACGTACTCATTTACGAAGAAGAAGATGAGGATGGTCCTATCTTTATACATGAAATTATATTAGAAGAAGAGATTACCGAAGAAGAAGGTAACCGTATTTCTGATGCACTTATAGAAGAATTTCCAGATCAAGACCCGTTTACGTTCGAAGCATCAATAGAAGTATAATGGCTAGAGACAAGAACGGCATACCCTTTCACCCAGTTGAATACAACCCAGACTACCCTCGCATCAAGTGTAACGTATGTGGACTAATGAATAGTTGCACACATGGACTTACTGATGCTGTGTCTTGGTTCCCCAGGCTACCCGTACTGTTAGAGAATGGTATGATAGAAAGCATAGATGACTTTGTACTACATGAGTGGACCGAATGGAGTCTACAACGTATAGTTGATGCACAAATCAAAGACCACAAGTTAATTATAGATAACTTCTTACACCCAGAGCTATTGTTAAACTGCCTAGCCAGTTGGCCCCAAGAGATGTATCCAATTGAGGTACCAGGTCGAACTCAGCAAGACATAGAACATAATGATGTGTATCAGTTCTTGTTTGACAAAGTGATCAACGATGAGTATGTCAAGTGTGCTATTGCAGACAAGTTTGCATTAGAGTGCGACTACGAAGCAAGTGCATGGCTTTGGGAAGACACTGAACAGTTTACTATTAATGATGTGCATGTTGACTACGACAAGTTTAACATCACATTCGGATTATATTTGCCGTTAGATGATAGCATCAAAGAGTACGGCACACAGTTTTGGAAGCCTAACGAAATACCTGCAGATTTAGATACAAGTTTAATCAGAGAAAACTGTACTCTAATCGACCAAGTACCGTTCGTAGCAAACACAATGTACTTTATGCCTAGGACAATACACGCTTGGCATAGCAGTCCAATCATAGACAAACCAATGACGAGAAGACATGTTTACGGATATTATAAATCAATTTAATCACATAGAACAGCGTATCAAGGATACCGAAGTAATAATGGAGCCATGGCCTCATATGTTTATACCGGAGTTCTTTACGTCTGACTTCTATAGAACTGTACAAGAGTTTGAGCAACATCCAGAACTAGAAATAGATGCTAATAACAATGGCAGAAAGCAGTATGCTTACAACAAATACAACAAAGACTACGAAGCATTTACTGTTAAGTTGTTTGACTTGTTTGCTGAAAAGTTTGATTATGCAACCAACGTATCAGTGCCAGCAACTACGAACTTCTGGGCAGATGATTCAGAATTGGTTATTACTGACATACATGTAGATGCATTCCATGATACACCATTTACTATTAGCGGACAGATATACTTGCCAGATGATTTAACCCAAAGACATTATGGCACTGGACTGTATACTTACGAAGGTGATAACTTACAACAAGATGCTATACAAGACGAAGGTACTGCCCATCCGCATTCTGCTACTAACGAAGATAACTTTAAACTGTTTGGTCGTGTACCGTTCTATCCAAACTGTATGCTAGTCACAACTAATCATCCACATAGTTGGCATGCCGCACCTAAGATTGATAAGGGTGATGTTAGAAAAAGTTTAATGCTTCGCTGGAAGGTTTAACTAGCAATAGCTCTGTCAGTCATTCTACGCCAATTAGTTCCATCAAAGAAACACATTACCGCACCGCCAGTCTCATTAGGTACAAACACCATTGCTCCTGCAGGAGAACTGCTAGGTAACGTTGTCACGTTATAACTTGGGAACACTGGTAAGCCATTGTCCTCAACTAAGAACCCTTGGTCAACCTGTGCATCTGTGGCTGAAGTAATGCTACCTAAGTCACTGCCGTAGTCTGCTGTAGTAATAATTGCATCGTAGTTTGTGAACGTACTGAATGCTATGCTCTTTGTTTCGCCTACTGTTACTGTATCATCAGCAAAAGTAAATCCAGCATCAGCACCTAAACTACCGCTGTTGTTGAACTGTACCTGTGTTGTACTACCTGCTACTGAACCGCCTGCGGATGTGAAAGAAATAACACCTGTACTTGAATTGTATGCTAGTTGTCCTGACGCATCAGTTACACTAACAGCCAGTCTTGCTCTTGGGTTAGTGTAGAATAAGTTGGATGACCCTTCTGTTAAATTGTCACTGTCAAAGTTTGCAATACTACTAACTGTACCTGTAACGGCACCAGTTACATTACCAGTTAAGTTACCTACTATGGCTGTACTAAATGTCTTAGCACCTGCTATAGTTTCAGTGCCTGTTGTGTGAACAATACTAGATGCGTTAGCAATCTCTGTGCCAATCATATCTGTGATTCTACCAGTAGTAGCAAATGTACTATCGTTATCATCCCAAACATCATTAGTGGCATTGTATGCCGATAGAGCAAAGTCGCTAACTGCTAGGTCAGGCATAGTGTATGAGAAGAAGCCTGATGTACTATTGTATGCAATGTCTCCACCGCTACTAAATAATCCTCTGATCTCAGCACTGTCTGCCGTTATAGCACCTGTTGAGCTATTATAGTTTACACCACTGCTACCACTAACACTCGCTCTGGCTCTTGCATCTGTGTAATACTGATTGGAGCCTTCTGTAATACTGCTTGTACTTAAACCGATAACGTTAGCACCTGTGGTTACTAAGTTACCGCTTACTGTTACATTGTTTGGTACGCCGTTTGGTCTAATTGATCCAACCACGTTACCATCTAGGTCACCTGTAAACGATCCTGCTACTAATGTTTCTGCACCAAATGTCCACTCACCTTCGCTCTCGTCCCATGTGAATGTAACATTAGTCTCATCGCCTCTATTAACTTCGAAGCCTGCATCGACTATGTTGTCGGCGCCTGTGAATCCACTGTTAAGAACAAGTATGTTGTCTTCAATGTTTAATGTTGCTGTATTAATTGTGGTAGTTGTACCACTAACTGTTAAGTTTCCAGTAATAGTTGCATCGCCATCAATACTAATGCTGTCCGATGTAATGTCATTACTCAGTAAGTTTCCACTCACTGTTAAGTTGTTTGACACTGTCATGTCCACCGGTGCTATAACAGATGCTGTAGTTAATACTTCGCTCCAAGTAACTGTTTGGCTACCGCCGGTCATATTAAATAGTCTTAAGTTAGAACCGTCACTGATCCATAACTTCGAGCCTGCTGGATTGATTGTA